GGTTCAACCGGGATGGCCGCGTCAGCGTTCAGGATGCCAAGGGGCTCGCCAACGCCGGAGCCGCGCAGGATGAAGTACTCTTCCTTCGCGGCGATGGCGATGCCAAACAGGCCGCGCAGCAGCGCCTCAATCGCCATCGGGGAGTCGGACATCAGCTCCTCGGTGACGCGCGTCACGCCGCCGATTTTGTGGATACGCCAACGAATCTGCTCAAATGCGGGGTCGGTGTCGGTGTAGGCGCTGTTCTCAGCCGTAGCCACCGCCGTCACGCCCGCCGCATACGCGGTATCGCCCACGCCAGGTGTGGGTGCCACGTACTGGTCGAGCGCCGGGTACATCCCCGCGTCGCTGCCGACCGGCACGCGCTGCACCATGCTGACGATGGGACTGGCGTCCTTGGCGACCTGCAGCAGATCCTGCACGTACTGGTCGGGGACCAGGTAGCCGCCCGCGGCACCCGAGTCCTCGACGAGCGTCTTAGCGCTGCCGTACACCTCGCGCAGCCGCTTGACGTCACCGCGCTGCACCGCCAGCAGGAAGTCGCCGAACGACTTGACGTTCTGGTCCGCCGCGCCGCCGTCCTGCGTGAAGTACCCCGCGTTCTTGATCGGCGGAGCCGACTCCATGTACTCCAGGATGCGGTCGAGGTTGCGCCCCAGGTCCTGCATCTTGGCTTCAAGCGCGTCCAGGCGATCGTTGTCAGCCGGAGGCGCTTTCGTGTCGTTATCAGGCATGTTACCCTCCTCAGAGATGATATGAATATCCATTTTGGCGTCGGTAGTGGTGTCTGCCGCACGATCCACGCCCTCGGGCGTCTCCGGTCGCGCCTCCGGCTCTTCCACCACGGTCGCCATTTTCAACGATTTCAGGGGCAGAACCACGTTTCGCGGCTCTGCAGGAGTCGGGGTGATACTCCCCTCGCCAATGGGCCACGACTTAATCCATCGCGCCTTGCCCACACTCTCGCGCTCTACCAGGTGCCCAACGGCACCACTCGACCAGCCCATCTTGCCGTCCTGGATGCCACGCTCATAGAGCATCCGGACATACTCGTCATGCAGGTCAAGCTGTGCCTCAATCCACAGCCCCACGTCGTCAATCTTCAGCTCACCCCGCCCGATACGCTTGTTCTTGAGCGTGCCGTCGAGGCCGTGCTGATAGTAGACGCTCACCCGGTCGCCCTCTTCCACGTCGAAGTAGGTGTCCTTGGTGAAAAAGTCGCCCTCGAGATCCGGGCTGTTGTGGTCACTAAAGCGCACCAGGTAGCCTCCCACGCGCCCCTCGCCCAGGTCTTTGATGGCGCCACCGAAATAGACCAGCGTCTCTTCCACGTTCACTCTCCTAGTGCTTTGTCGATATGTTTCGATATAATCCGGACCACCTCCGGACCTTCCTGCTCGGCCACGTCCTGGATGGTCGTCCAGCCCGTGATCTTGTGATACATAGCCTGCTGCTTGCGGTCCTGCACGAGCGGACCGTAGCTCGCGTTGTTGCCCACCGTTGCCGTCAGCCCCGACACCCGCACACTCCACCGCTGGCCGAGGTCTTCGCTGGCGCTCGACTGCCCGCGCCGGTAGGGAATCTCCCCCTCCCGTATGAGTGCAAAAACTTTGCGCCGTTGCTTGTCGCTCTTGAAGCCGCCGGGCAGCGGGCCGCGCCGGCGCGGCGGGTACTTGGCCAGCCGGCTCTTGACGTGCTCGCCGGCCTCACCCAGCCCCGCCCTGACCGGCTCCATGCTGTGCAGCCTGCGCAGCTTGTGGGTCAACGGCTCCAAGCCCTCAATCTTCACGCTGACGGTCATCTCGTCTCCCAGTTCACCCAACACCTGCATCTCGGGTGGAGCGGCGGGAACTGGTCGTCCCGCTCTATCGGCTGTTCATTGCGCGGCCCGCAAATGGGGCACACAATGTCGTCCGCCCTAGTTACGTGCACCGGTGTTAACTGCACGCCCTGCCGCTCCAGCTCCCGCACAAACGCCCGCTCACCCTCGACTGCGGCGCGGGTCACCTCCGTGCGAGCGATCATCTCGGCCCGCACCGGGCTATACGTGCCGCTCAACAGCTCCCGCAACTCACCCTGCGTTAGCGGCTCCTCAAACGACCGGGCAATCAGGCGCTGCAAGGTGCTCCGGTTGGTGCCGTTGATGCCGGTCACGAGATCGTACGTGTAATTGCGCGCCCATTCCACTGCCCACTCGTTGATCTGCCCCCACTCAACGCCGATGCTTACCTGTGCCAGCATCGCCTCGGCCTGCTCCAGAAAAATGCGCTGCTGTTCGGGCGAGAGCGCGCGTACAAAGCGCTCCACCTCCGTGTCCCAGAAGTCCGGCGGCAAGTTGTCAAAGTTCACCGCGTCGTCTTCGACCACTGCCCCGAGCAGCTTGGTCAACTGTTCGGCTAACAGCCGCCCGATGATGCGCCCCAGTCGGCGCTCTTTGCCGTCGCGGTCCTGCACGTCCATCAGGGATAACCCCGCCAGGCCGCCGCGCCCTTGAAAATGGTCGCCACGTCGTCAACGCTCCGCGCCGCAGACAGCGCGCCCTTTAGTGTCGCGAGCAGCAGCGGCGGGATGTGCTCGCTCTCGAAGTCGTCAATCTTCTCCGGCTTGCCCTCGGCAATCCGCTTTGACGCGAAGCGGTAAAACTTGCGCATGTCCTCATCCTGCGGCGTGACCTCTTCGACCTCCCCCTCGACCACCACGCTGGGGTTGGGTAGGGCAAGGCGGCTCGGCTTTGTTTCATCGCCGCCCGGCATCGGCTCCAGCCCCATGCGCTCGCGGAACTCGTTGACGGTCAGCACGCCCCGGTCAAACATCAGCGCCAGCTGCCAGGCTTCCTCTTCCTTGTCGTCTTGGTAAATCTCAAGCCGTTCGGGCCTGAACTTGAGCTCGTACCCAAGTGGACCAAAGAGCTGCGCGTTGAGCGCCTGCGCGATCTTCTCGCACTCCGGCACAACCGTCTCATCGTAAAACGCCTTACGGTCTTCCTGCGCCGTCGCGTAATTGGCCGCGTTACTAAACAGCAGCGTTTGCGGCACACCGAGCGCGGTTGCGATGTCCTCCCGCTTGGACGCGGTCAGCCCGGAGAAGTCGACCTCGCCGGGCGAGTGTCCCACCCGCTCGGCGTGTATCTTCTTGCCGCCCACGCCGATGCTGCGAAATGCGTTCTGTACGCCGGTCGCCAGCCGCTCAAACCATTTCGTGATACGCTCGGCATCCGTGCTGAGCATGTCCTCAACGGTAACGATGATCGGGCTCATCATCGCCCGCGCAAAGAAGCCAGCCCCGGCCTCGTCCATGTTGTTCAGGAACCCAGCGGCCCGCATGGCCGCCGCCGCCGGAGACGTGCCCGGTCCCACCTCCGCCGCCCGGTTAGGCAGCCACGAGCACACCACGTCGTCAAGGTCGAGCCGCAGTTCCCGGTTATTCAGGCGTCGTGTAAAGCCCACCAGGCCCGCATTGTCGTCATACAGCGGTCGCACCGTCGTGGGCTGCAGGCGGCGCACGCCGAGCAGCTTGACGCGGTTGCGCACTTTCAGCAGGTAAGCCGCACCGAACAGCGTCCGGTCGGCCTCTATCCCGTCGAGCAGGTCCGGCATCGCCTCCCAGAATGGCAGTACCTTTTCGGGCTGCTCAATCTCGTTGCCGTTGCTGTCGAGCAGCGCCCGCGGCATACTGGCGACCGCGTTGGCGCGCTTGGCGACGGCCTGGTACAGCCACGGGACTTGCTGGTACAACTCCAGCACATCACCCGACTCGCCGTAGCCGCCCGTGAGGTACGTCCACGCCTCCTCGGGCAGGGCATTGAGTGGGGTTTTCATGGCGAAGTTTGTAATGAATGTTTTCACGTTAGAAGTCCCACAGTATGCCTGTAACGCGCTGGGCGGCCTCGTATGCGAGCGCCAGCGAGATCACCATATCGTCATGCATCCCTGCCGGCGCCTCGTAGCGCCAGCGGCCCGACGGCAGCCGTGTGGCCTCGAACGCCTCCAGCTCCGCAATCAATACCGGGTCGTCGGGTATGCGAATATCCCCACGCTCAAATGCCAGTTGCAGCGCCACCATGAGCTGTTGCTTCGACTCGCTGGTCGTCGTGAAGCCTCGCA